ACGTCACGTTTCAAAAATTCGCAGTAGAATAAGAATTCTGTAGATTAACTTTACCTTCCCATTATAATAGGGAGATGGAGAAAGTTAACATTAAGGTTAGTCGTCACGACATCTTTAATTATGTTGTAGGTCATTCTGTGTTTGACCCAATCGAAAAATGTATTGACCCTACAAGATATGAAGTTTTGGATGGTTTTATTTATGATTCCAAAACCAAGCAAAAGATAACTCAAAGTCACGAATACCAGAGGTTTTGTTGGGAAGTAAGCAAGCTAAAGCAGTTTACTGAAAAAATGAACAGGCGCGAAATTGAAAGCGTCTGCGAAGAAATTGAGGAGATCGCTCCAACCTACGTTTTACTTTAATATGGCTAAGAAAACAACAACAACATATTCTCTCAAAAAACAAAAGAGAAATAAGGGAGTTCACGCCAAAAGCAAAAGCTCTAATCACAAACAAAGTAAGCTCTATAAGAAAAAATATAGAGGGCAGGGCAAGAAGAGATGAATTTAGTAGATGATATTCCGATTACCGATGATGATTATGATCATGTAAATTGTATTATCGAGATTCCGAAGGGAACTAATACAAAATATGAATACGATGAGAATTTAAATATATTTAAATTAGACAGATGTTTGGTTTCCTCCCTGCAATACCCTATTAATTATGGCTTTGTTCCACAAACAATAGCGCTTGATGATGACCCTCTTGATGTTTTAGTTTTTAATCACGACCCCATTGATAGGGGAAGCTTAGTGTCATGTAGAATTTTAGGGGTATTGGGTTTTGTGGATGGTGGGCGAGTAGACAATAAAATAATCGCCGTCCCCCATTGGTCTCCGTCAGAAAAATACAAAACAGTTTCAGATATCGAATCCTCTCATCTCAAAATTTACCGTCAGTTTTTTAAAATTTATAAGATTGATAGGGATTCTGAGACCCGAGTTGGGGATTGGAGGTCGCGCAATGTGGCGCTACAAATTACGCAAGATTCTCACGAAAGATGGCTAGAAGCTAAGCAAACAAAGATACAAGCTAGGGAATGGTCAGATAAAAATTTTTGGCAAAAAATACACGACTCAGACCATGTTCAGCCTGATTAGGTGTAAATAAGGATATGGATACTATTCTACAACTAGTTCAGGATAACCCTTGGTTTGGTGTAGTTGCGGCTGTTATCGCTCTTGCGTCAGCAGTTGCCGCTGCAACCCCAACGCCTAAAAAGGGAACCTTCTTATCTAAGCTGTATTCAGTCATCGACTGGGCTGCTTTAAATATTGGGAAAGCCAAGCAGAAATAAGTCTACAGATTAATCTTAGGATTAAAACTCTAGACACCTCCATCCCGCAGGGTGGGGGTTTTTGGCCTATATGAATTACTCTCTACTATTTTTAATAACATCTTTGGTTTTGAGTAGTATATCTTTGTATATTTTTGCTGGACTTCTCTTAATTCTTCGTTTAATATATTCAAATGATCTCAGATAAGGCGAAGGGACTATCAGGTTCCACCCATGTAGCCCACACCCAAAAACTGATAGACGAATCTACAGAGAGATACCATCATTCCTGTCTCTCCGCTGGCCTAACCATAAAAAAGACTGGCAAGGTTCAAGATATAGGTCATGTTGATTTCGTAGTAAATGGAGAAACTGTTGATTTAAAAGGATTAAAAAACTCAACCCGAGAGGGTAAAATATTATTAGAGTTTCTTAATGTGAACGGGAAGACTGGCTGGTGCAACGAGAATGGCACTCCTCTTTGGATAGCCTTTGATTTTGGAGCGTTTTTTCTTCACGCTAAAAATGTAGACCTTTACAACCTAGCAAAAGAAAAGTGTAATCTGCGCGAAACTGTTAGCAGGGTAGATGCCTGTCTCTATAAAGGTTATCGCCGTAAAGGGAGGAAAGATATGATGTCAATGGTTCTTTTAGGGGATGTGTTAGAACATTGCGAGCATTGGTTTTTGCCCTATTCAAAATATCAGATACCAATTGAGCAGGTTTAGGGATACTCCCTGAAATCTCCCGTTCCTTGATAACTAAATCCTCCGTCATATGGATCAATAAATAAACCCGTGGTAACGGGAGCTTCTCCCGTCCAAGATTTATACCTTGAATCAACTTTCCTATTAAATTCTCTAATCAAATGTTGATTATACCAAGGCATGGGTCCACTTAATCCACCGCTCAATAGATACATTCCTGTAACTTGCTCTCTGTAAGTTCTCCAGCTACCAGATGTAACTGAATTACTAGAGTGAATTTCTCCTAACAAGCCTAATGGATTTAATGACATTACTCCTTAAGTTACACTTTTTTCAAGAATCTGGAAAAAATCTCTTGACTCCAAATAAGTAACCCGTATAATGAGTGCGTGTTAAAATGGATATTAATTGTCGCCGCCTGGATAGCGCTTATTCTTGTTATCTGTCGTATACTTGGCATTAATTCCGACCAAGAACGCGAACTCCTTAAGAAAGAAAAAGAAAAAAAATGAAACCAGAACTATTTAGAATGCTGAAGTCTGCCGCCGAAGCAGATAAAAGCAAAGCTCTACTCAGCCTCGAAATCCTTTCAGAGAACCCTGCTGGCATTGGTGACCACTCTACCAGCGACTTCTGGGATAATGCAAATGAGGCTCTTGAATTGCTAGTGTCTGCTGACGACAGATTAACAGCCTTGGCGAAATATTTTCCTGAGGAGGAGTTGTCGCACCAATCGACATTGTTCTAGAACGTGTCGAAAAAATACAAATAAATCGACATGTCAACCTATATAAAAATAATCCATATTTTAATATGCACAGTAGCCGCTCTTACAATTGGGGTTGTATTATCTCTTTTTATAGGGTTTGCTAGTATGATGAATTCGTTTTTTCATTTCCCCTTGCAGATTTATAGAAACTTGCAGGAGCAGGAAAAGATGCGTAGACTTTCGCAAGTTTTTACCCCAACTACCAAGCACTCTAAATCTAAGCCTGAGCAAGAAGATATTTGGGATAAGCACATTCGCAGAATGGAAGATAAGAAACACAATAACTGACATGAATAAAAAAGATTTAATTCAAGCCTTGGGAGTGGGAGTAGTTTTTGGTTTGGTCATTTACTGCTTCATGATGATTGCAGTCTATTTCATAGAGAAGCAGGTTGACTACGAGTCTGTTTACCCATCTATTGAGCTTGACTTCCTTGAAGTTATAGAACCTGATCTAGCTATGGTGACCTTCAAATATGAAATCAGGATTCAGAATAGCTATGACGATGAGATGCTAGAGCAAACCGAGACTCTTGATCAAGCAATAGATTATATTTTAGAGTATTCTAAATTCCATGATGATCTGTATGTCTATGACATAGAGACAAGAGAATTAATGCTTGACTCCGCGACTGTTAATGAGACAATGAGATCACTACAAACAAAAGAGCAACTGTTAATTGAAGCGGCTCAATACCCCAAAACATTTTCTGATGTTGAAATTTTTAACTTACTAGTAGACTAATGAAGAAATACATTATACTCACATTCGTTGCAGGTATTGGCTTTGTCGTGGGACAGGCATTAAAAACCCATGAAGTAGAAATCGAAAGCATTACCGTTGGTATTCAGGGTGATCCTGCAAGTAGCAAACCCCAAAACAAAGAAGAAATTCCTGTTGCTGTGACATTGACCAAGTATCAACTCGCCAAGATGTTGGATATTCTTGAGGAGGAAAGAGGATATGGTCGTCCTGCTGACCCACAAGACGCTTTTACCTTCACCTCTATAGCCAAGAGATCTGTAGCAAGAAATTCTACCCCATACAGTATCTCGTCAACACACTTAGCAAAGAAGCCGATTAAGTGATTGAGATCAATCTATCAGACTCACAACTAGAATGGTGTGATAAACACGCTAGAAAAATAGTTGATTACTATGGAGGAGACAACACTCTGGGGTCTGGTTCATACAATCACAATAAAATAAGTAGTAATTTGGTGGGCGTTAAGTCGGAGGTGGCGACCACCGTTTGGCTAAAGAGGCACGTTGATAACAGGAAAATTACTTCTAACTTTATAAACTTTAAAAACAAAAGTTTAAAAGGAGACTTAGACGTTTCAGGTCAGTGCATAGAAGTGAAAGGGTTGAGAAATCACCAATGGGATAACTTCAAGAGATGCATCCCCCCAAAACAATTGAAGTCTTATGTCAGAGATGACGCTATTGTTGTTTGGACTACGACAGCGGGAGACACAAAAGATTTTAAAGTAACATTACACGGGTGGAACTATGCTAAAGATGTAGATGATAATGGGGTGTATCGTAAAACAATATGTGATAACATTTGGTTAAAGGAGGACTCTCAAATGAGAGACATGGAAAGCTTAATAAAAGAATTAAAATGAATACTGAAGAACTGCTTAAACTTCACGATGATACCTGCAAGGCTTGCAGGGTAATCATGCAAAAGAAAAACAGCGATTACACTGGTGGCAAGGGTGCTACCGATCCCTTCGCTAATTTTAATGCATCCAAGATACTGGACATCCACCCTGTGCAGGGTTTGCTTCTCCGTGTAATCGACAAAATAAAAAGAATCTACTCCTTCACTAATGACAGTGAATTATCTGTCCCAAATGAAACTGTAGAAGATGCTTGCGATGATATAGTAAATTACGCTATCTTAGCCAAGGCAATGCTTCTGGAGGAGAGGGGTTCGCCAAAACGCTTGACGGAAGAGCAAGAGCTTCAAGGAGAAAAACGCATTGATATCATTGGACGTAACGGCAATGATGGGCTACACTACTCACAGATCGAACAAGAAAATGCCAAATAATAAATATACAGCCTACGACATAGGGGGTTCCGTAATCAAAGACAACGAAACCTACCTGCTTAAAGATAATAAAACACTTAAAAATCTTGTATTGAGCAGCACATTGCTTAAGCCAAATCAGGAGACACGGGGTCATTCTCATTCTGGACAGGAAGAAGTTTATTATTTCATTGATGGTCAGGGGCAAATGATATTAGGAGAAGAATCTCTTGATGTTGTAGCTGGCGACATTATACTTATACCAGATGGAGCTTTCCATAAAGTAATCAATCCCACTTCAGAATACTTGTATTTTGTTTGTGTGTTTGATGGTAAAAGAAACCATTAATAAATATGAATATATTTGCAGTAGATAGCGATCCCAAGACAGCCGCACAACAATTGTGTGATAAGCACGTTGTAAAAATGATTCTAGAGTCAGCGCAAATGCTCTGTGCTGTGTTTCCCAATGGTGATGCCCCATACAAGAGGGCATTCTACAATCACCCTTGCACCAAGTGGGCTAGAGAATCAGCGGAGAACTACGAGTGGTTGCTAGACCATGCTTATGCCATGTGTCAAGAGTATACCAGACGCTATGGTAAGGTTCATAAGTCTCTAGATGCTATCGGGTGGTGCGGATCTAATTACCACAAACTAAATATACCACGCAAAGGATTGACTAAATTTGCACAAGCCATGCCAGAACAATACAAAAACGATTGTTCTGTTACCGCTTACAGGTCATACTACAACGGAGAGAAAGCTTACTTTGCTAAGTGGAGTAAGAGAGAAACACCATCTTGGTTCCATGCTTAAAGACGGAGCCTTAATACTACATGGTTTAGAGGATGCTGTAGCTGGGGTATCGGACGGCGGGTTGTTGATTTATGATTACAACAAGGTGGTTAAGGTTTTTGAAAAGCAGGGAATGACTGTAGAGGAGGCAGTTGAGTGGATTGATTACAATGTAATGGGTGTGCAATGTAATGGAGAGGGATTTATTATGATGTATGAACATTTAAATTAATTTTAAATGAAAGAAGACCAGCTAACTCTATTTAATATCAATGATTATGATCTGGTTTTTGATTTAGACTCTGACGACCCCAATACCAAAACCTGTAAAATCTGCGGGACGACAAAACCTTTAGAACAATTTCCAAAACATTGTCATTACGCTGACAATTTAGATGTTAGGTGTAGAACTTGTATAACACAACACAAAAACTTAAGAAATTATTTAAAAAAAATATCTCCCCCACCTCCAGAACGGTGCGAGTGTTGCGGAGATAAGTCGCAGAAAAGTCTTCACCTTGATCACTGTCATATTACACAAGAGTTTCGTGGGTGGCTTTGTGAGTCGTGCAACACTGGACTTGGCAAGCTGGGAGATAATCTTGAAGGAGTCCAAAGAGCAGTAGATTATCTAAAAAAAGTCCAGATCAAACAAAAGAATTAAAATAATGGATAATTTTATGGATTTCGTCAAGGCTAACTTGCAGTATAACTACGAGCATAACCAAAAAGACTATATTTTATTTTTGCGTATCCCAAAAAATGCCAGTTCCTCTATAATGGATCACTTGGGAAATCGTAATCTAATAAAAAAATATGAGAGACGGCTTGAGGTATCGTTAGACACTGATATTTATAAAGATTTTTTCTCTGTAACTCACGCCCGACCCCATGAAATACAATCCCTCATTGATCCAGTAGAGATTAAGTCTTCTTTTTCCTTTGCTGTTGTTAGAAATCCTTGGGATAGAGTGGTTTCTATGTATTTTTTCGGAAAAAAAATGGGACTTGGTGACCTGTTTGACTTAAACAATAATGTATCATTCGAAGATTTCTGCGAAATATTAAATGATCGTAAATCAGATCGTTTCTTTATGCCCACTTTTCAACAAGTAGAGTGGACACATGGATCTATAGAGGTAGATGAGATACTTAGGTTTGAAAATTTATCTGAGGATTTCTCAAATATGATAAGGACTCACAAAATAAAAGGTATGTCCACCAACTTACCACACATCAACAAGACAGATCATAAAAGTTATCGAGATTATTTCTCTGAAAGAACTAAAAAAATAGTTCAGTATGTATTTGAAGAGGATTGTGACGCTTTTAAATATACTTTTTAATTACATCGCTCCCCCAGAAGTGTAAAGTGGTATGGGGTGATCAGGAAAAATACATATTTTGCGGGTTTAATTTCATTTTTATTGTCTGCGCTTGCCGTAAACGCACAAAGAGCTTACTCTCAAACGAGTTACTCCACTTCTGATTATGTTGGTTTCCACGTTGAGACTTTAAAAGCTAATAGCTTTACTCACGTTGCATATAATGTTAGTAGAACTCCAAATGGTCGTCACAATCGCAGCATAAACGAGGCATTTGGCCCTAATAATGAGATAGGTTTGGTTGCACATCCTTACTGGAGGGATGCTGACATAGTGTGGGTGAAGTATGGTGATGA